CATTAATCAATTAAACTCAAAATCAAAATGAATAGAAAATTTATAGCTTATTATCGGGTCTCTACAAATAAACAAGAGCACGGGATCGATGCTCAAAAAAATACTGTTAGCAAGTGGATCGTTGGCAAGGGTGAAATAATCAATTACTTTCAAGAGAATATTTCAGGCAAAATTAATGATAGAGCGGAGCTTTTAAAAGCCGTTGAATCTTGTAAAAAAGAAAATGCAACTTTATTGATTGCAAAATTAGATAGGCTTTCAAGAAATGTGTCTTTTTTATTTGATTTAAAAGACTCGGGCATTGATATTGCTTGCTGTGATTTACCAGAATTAAACACTTTAACACTAGGAATTTTTGCAACTATGGCACAACACGAAAGAGAATTAATTGGCAAAAGAGTTAAAGATGGCTTAGAAATAGCTAGAAGTAAGGGGAGGGTTGGAGGTGCTAAAAAGGGGGTTGATACTAAAAAAGCTGTTATAAAATCTTTAGAAGTTCGTAAAATTAAAACTGTTATCAGAAATAAAAACTCCATAGCAATGGCAAAAACTTTAAGAAATTTAGGAATGAGTGTTGAGAATATCAGAAATAAAATGATAGAAGCGGGGTTTAGCTCGTCGTCAGGACTACAAATTAGCATAAAAGGGGTTTATCGTTGGTTAAATACTTAAAACCCCTTCCTTGCCTCTCTCTGTCATTTTTAAGCTATTGCCAAAAACTAAAGATTTCTTTTTCCATAAATTCAACACTAGAATTGAAAAATATTGTCATTTTATCGCTGTGAGTTCCCACATTGAAAATTAATTTAATATCATCTGCTTTTAGTGTTTTGTAGTAATAGCAATAATATTTAATAAAAAGTTTATCGTTAAATGGTAACGGGCTGTGAGGTTTTTTAATTTTAGTGATAATCTTTTTTAAATTAAACTGCTGTATAACTTTTGCGGTGATCGGGTTGTTAAAATAATAACTACCAGCACCTTGATTGCTTAAAAAGTATTCAGTGATTAAGTCATATTGCAATAAAGCTATATCCTCTAATCTCGCCATTTCTTGAGGATCCATTGCCTCCATTGTTTTTTTTATCTTATCGCAAAAATTAGATTTATTGATTTTGATAATATCTTCCAGTAAAGAAATGCTTTCAGACTTTAAAAAGCCTTCTCTTGTTAGTAATTTACTGTCAAGGCTACTAATTGCTTGTCTTATTTTGTTGTTTAGTTCCATTTTTTTAATCGTTTTGAGTTGTTTTAGATTTTGTAAATAATTGATAGTCAATTTTTTCACAAAGTGGTTCTATAACATTGTTTATTCTAGTTTTACAAGCTAAGAGCTTGTCAAATGTAGGCAAAACAATGATAATTCTTTTTTCTTTTATTTGAATATTAGCAAGAGGTTCAATTTCTTTTAATTTATTTTCAATTTCTTTTAGTTGCTCGGTGCAATCTTCAGTTAAATAATCTTCATAATCTCCTTCTTTTAGCCACCTATCCACCCTTCTACTTGATTGTTGGTAGCCATTTTTTTTAGTTCCTGCTAACTTCTGCATATAGCCACCCACTGCATCAAGCATTTGTTGTTTAGTGATCCCGCTTTGTCTTATTTTAATATATAGCTTTTTGCTTATTTCTTTACTGCCCTTCGCTGTTTCTATCGGAATGTATTTTTCCCAGAATTCTTGAAAATCATTTTCAGAAATTACCTTTATATTTATATTCTTATCTTCTTCTTTAGAAGTTGTTGTTTTGTTTGTTGTTTTTGCTTTTGAGGGGTCTTCTAAAGTCAATTCTGCCAAGGCTTCATCGCCTGTTTTTTGTTTGTTGTTTTGTTTGTTGTTTTTGCTTTTAGTTTGTTGTTTTTGTTTTTTATCTTCTTGCGGGGTCAATTCTGCCAAGGCTTCATCGCCTGTTTTTTGTTTGTTGTCAAAAAGTAAGGTGATTATTGAATATTTAGGAGTTGTTTTAATCTCAATATCATTAGTTTCTTGCAAGTGTTTTAATGCTGTTCTTATTTGTCCCGTTGTAAGTTTTAAAGCCTTTGTAAGTGCATCATTGCTAGTTAAAAGCTGGTTTTTTAGCAATGTAATATTATTGCTTTTATAATTATCTTGATAGTTCGCTTCAAGTAATAAATAAATATATAGCATCAGGCTATTAGGTTTTAAAAACCAATTTTTAGTCTTGATGTATTTAGGGAGTTGTGAAAATTTATAAGGTGTCATCTTTACCGTTCCAATAGTGCCAAGAGTGGCCACTGTTTTTTAATAGATTGTTTTTATTCTTTTTAGTCATTTTTATTTTCGTTTCATTTTCATTTTGTTATAAGTTTATTAATGATTTGAGTTGTCGACGAATTGTCGATAATTAAATAATTGTTATGATTATGGAAAGTCCAATTTAATAAGTCAAATATTTATTTAAAAATTTATCATCTGCATCTAGTATTTTCTAGGCTCTAATTAGTATATCATTATAGTTAAATTAATGCTTGTTTTATAAAAGCAATCATTATAAAATTTATCTACTTTCCAAATTTAATAGATTTTGAAAATTCTTTTTAGAATAGCTCTGCAATAGTGGAGCTATTTTTATTTAAAGCTTATCGCTTCTCTTTACTCCCAGCTGTCTAGCTAGCCTATAAATCGCCTGACTATTTACTTCTAACTGCTTAGCAAGTTCTTTTATTGTTAGGTCTTTATTTTTATAAAGCTTCAAAAACTCTTCTTGTGTTATTTTTGTTATAAGCTTCAAAAACTGTTCTTGTTTTATTTTTGTTATTTTATTTACCATATTATTTAAATTTTAAGGTTGAATTTTTTAAGTAATTAGCTATCGCGCGCGGGCCCGTGATGTTTATAGAAAGAAAGCTTTTAAATTTTAGTTTTAGCCAATTTCTTTAAATTACATTCTAATAATTTAGATTTTTCTTCTCTATCAAAGGGTTTATTAGCTTCGTTATCGCACTTTTTACTACATTTATTTAAGCAATTGCTTTTTAATTCTCTTTTAGAATCAATCTGTTCTTGTAAATAGTCTTTATATTCTTGACAATTTTTAAACTGCTTGCCTAGTTGGTAGGTGTTATAAGCACTATTTAAGCCAGTTAATATTGCTAATATTAGGCAATAAAACACTGTATAAAAAAAACAAGATCCTATAAAATCTCTTGCTTTTGTGAAAATATATTTGATATTTGTCATTGTCTTTTTATTAATCGTATTGAGTCTATATAGCCTGCTTCGGCAGGCTGTATATTAGTTTATTAGTCTTTTTCATTAGTGAAATTAACTGTTATATTAGGCACTTTTGATTTTATAGGCTCACCACCTTCACCAGTGATTTCACTTCTTAGGCTAAACTCTTCTTTACATTTTCGTTCTAGCCACCATTTAGCACTATTTACATTGCCTTCATTAATAGATTTAACAATTAAAGAAATTGCCTTTAAACTCGGTGTTCTTCTTAGGTTGTGGCAATGCTCTAAAAAGCCTTCGTGTTTATTGCAATAGTTGTAAAAAGTTTGCTTGCATATATCTGCATAAAGACAAGCTTGATTAACCTTAAAGCCCTGACAAAAGCCTTCTAATAGCATTCTTATTGAATCTTTTGTCATTACTGTTTTTCTTGTCATATTTTTAATTAATTGTTTTTTGATATAAATTATTTTTATGGTTGCTGTATTTCCAAGGGTTCATTAAGCTTTTTAATTTTACTATAAATCCTCAAAAAAAGTTGTTATTTCGCCATTAAAAGAGAAATCAATATTTCTTGTAGCTCCCCAGCGGTTTTTTACTATTTTAAAGCTTCCTGTTTGTTGTAAAATCCCTTTATCATCTACTGGTCTATGCAATAGAATTATGCAATCTGCATCTTCTTCAATACCACCACTTCCCTTTAAATCATTCATTGTCGGCTCTTTACCATTGACACCTTCTCTATTAATTTGAGCCAAACCCAGCACTGCAATATTGTATTTTTTAGCAATATCTTTTAAGCCTGTTGTAATTTCTTTAATTGCTGTCGCTTCACTAATATTCTTGCTATATTCTCTTTTAACTATTTGAATATAATCAACCACCAGCAAGTCTAATTTTCTTTTAGCAATGTGTCTTTTAACCATTAGCTCAATTTGTTTTATTGATTGCGGGGCATCTACTACAAAAATAAAATCATTAATTTCTTTTAGCTCTTTTTTTGATTTATCATAATCAGCTATTTCTGCTTGATTAAGTCTTTTTCTTGCTATTTTCCAAGCGGGAATTGATTTATTGATGCTTACAAATTTATCATAAACTTGCCTGTTATTGACTTCCAGCGAAGCGAATAAACATACCTTCCCTTGCTTTGCAATATCCAATATAACTTGCTGTCCCCAAGAGGTTTTGCCTACTGCTGGTCTCGCTCCTAAAACTGTTAAATTCCCCTTCTTAAGTCCACCATTTAATACTTCATCTAGCTTCTTAAAACCTGTTGACAAATGTAATTCCTCACTAGCTTCATCTTGAATTTCTTTTTCTATTTCTTCAAGGGTTGATATTTTAACATTATCTTGATTTTCAATATCTAATTTAGCTATTTTATCAAGTAATTCACTAGTTGCAAAATCATATTTTTTTTCAATTATATCATTTTGAAAATCTTGCATTGCTTTCAAGGTTTCTCTTTTTTGATATAGTTCTATTAAGCTAAAAGCATAATCTCTTATATTTGCGAGACTTGATATTTTACCAATTATTAAAATTATTGCTTGCCTTTCCTCATCATTAAAATATTGAGTCAAAAAAACTAATATAGAGTCGTCGCTATTTGTTGTTTTTCTAGTTTCTGTTATTTTCTCAAATATCTTTTGATAAAACGGAATAGAAAAATGCTCTGCTTTTGTTAAATCTTCTATTTTTTCAAAATAACTTTTATTTTGTATTGTTAGAGCTAAAATTTGTTGCTCTATTTCTAAGTTTTGTAAGTGTTCCATTTTTATTAATCGTATTTGTTATTATAGACGGTTTTTAAGCCGCTTAAGAGGGTTTTATTTATTTTTATAGCCAATTATCAATTGAATAATTTTAAATCGCTGTAAAGTCTTTAAAATCATTTCTTTAAATCAATTCTTTATTGATGTTCGGCAATGTTTTTTTTCCAGCTGACTTAAGCCCATACTTTAAATATAGCTCAATCGTATTGCTTAAAGTAAGCCCTCCAGCCTTCGCCTTGCTGGTTAGAACCTCTTTTAGTGCATTGTCAATTTTCATAGTAAATGATGAGGTTAAGCAGTTAGTTGGAGTGCCACTTTTCGGCACTTTTTCTTTTGTCATAGTTTCCTTGTTAAATTATTAGTAATAAACTTGCTTTTTTAAAGCGGTTGCCAAGTCAATAATATTATAGTCTTTTGAATTTATTGTCAAGTGTTTTTAATGTTAAAAATGAAATATATTTTAATATTTATTATAAATTTGTGATAAAATACTAATTGACATTAATAAAACAGGTGTTATATTACTGTCAAATGATGTTATTTAAAACATTAATCAATTAACCTCAAAATCAAAATGAATAGAAAATTTATAG